CTACTGGGTACTTGCGCTAAGTTGGGACTGTTGTGCGTCATACGCCCTGTAATAGTACCATTACTGTTTACAAAACCATGTACCCTTGAGTTCTCTACAGCCTTCAGCCAAGACTCAATCTGTGCTATGCGCTTCTGATACATTAGATAATCACAGATAAGTGCTGCCTCTGGTATATCCACTTTAGATAATATCTTTTCATCTACCTGCGGTTGCCCAGTAGGTGTGAATACTTTTGGCTCCCAGCCGAACTCCATTAAGTATTCTCCTATCTGCTTTCGAGATCCAAGATTAAAGTCTGTTAATTCAACTCTAGGAATCTTTACGTTCTTACCGTTTGCATTAACAGCCTCTTCCATCTGAGAGAACTCAATAGGGCCAAGCCTTGTATTTTTACCAAAGTTATCTATAGCTGTCTTCATAAGACTACCTGTCTTAGAGAACTGAGGGTACAAATATCTAGTCTGCTTTTTAGGCTCGAACCTCTGATGTACCTTTACAACTACATCATCCATCTTACCATTTATTTCTGAAAGAAGTTCTTCTGATTTTGGTATGTCTAGCATAAAACCTTTGTCTCGTTGGCGACAAATAATTTTATAAGTCTCCATTTCTATTTTGACTGCTTCAGGTGTAAAGCCCTTACTAAGTTTCTTTAGCTCTTGGAACACTCTGAAGTTAAGACGAACATCTTGAACGCAGTAGTCTAACATGTCTTGAGAGAATGTCTGATACTCGTCAAACTCAATCTTAGGAACTCCCAAAGCATAACCCCAAGACTCTAGGCCGTGCCCTCCCTCACGCACTGGGTTAAAGAGTCTAGAAAGCACAAGAGTATCTACAAGATTCTTGCCACCCAACTTGGCTCCTGTGAGCTTCTCAAGAACAGGTACGTCAAAGCCAATAATGTTATGACCTATCAGCTTATCTGCACCCTCAAGATGCTCTACGCCCTCATCAAGGTTTTCATATGTAAATGTTTTTTCTTCTCCTGTATCTATATCAAGTGTACATATACACCAGACTTTAGTTGCTTTTACGTCATCTGTCTCAATATCAAAGACTAGTTGTTTCAAAGCTCTACTTCCTCTTTCTCTTCTACAAATATCTCATTAAGTCTACCAGTATCCTTGTCGTATAACAAGTGTCCTGCAAGACCAACTTCTCCTGTGTATCTAGATTTCAAGATACGCATACGAGTTGTCGAAGCTTCAATAGGATCATCTGACTGCTGATTACGCTCTAGTGCAATCACACAGTCTGATATTTGACCAATACCATTGGAGCCTCTAAGGTGCGACAAAGATACCTCAACGCCATTCTCGTGGCCCTTGTTACCATCAACTCGCCTCAAGTGGGACACAAGCATCATACCTACACCAGTTTCCTCAACCAAGGATCTCAGTCTAGTCATGATGTTATCAATGGCTCTCCGCTCGTCGCCTTCGCCCATAGCGGATGTCATCATGCCCAAGTGATCTATTACAACCCACTTACAATCCAGACCGATAATCATGTAGCGTAGTTTAGAAAACAATTCTTCTACATCTTGCACCCCAAGGTGAGAGTGGACAATTAAACGGTGAGCATTTTCTTTGTCGTGTAGTTTATCAAAATATCTTGATAGTTCTCCAGCAGGTAGCTCATCCCTTATTTGTTTAATGTATAAACGCTTGTTAGCTTCAATAGATAACAAACCGTACACTGTACGCTTCCAGTTTTCTTCGAGTGCAAGTATACCTACGTTATGCTTCGTAGTCTTGAGTAACCAGTGTTCTAGTTCTCTAGTAACACTTGACTTACCCAGACCTGAACCACCCGTCCAAGTAACTAACTCGCCTTGTCGCATACCAAATAGCTTTTCATTCAACCCCTCCCAAGGATATGGTATAGATTCCTTCTCATCATTCTTGAAGAATTCTTCCTTCATATCTGTAATGTCAAGGACTCCTGCGGGTGTGTAGGTCTTAGCTGCCCACCAAGCCGCCATGAATCCCGCACCACGATTGTTTTTCAACATATCGTTGGGGTCTTTGAACTCATCAGGTAGTTGAACTATTTTACTTTTGCCGGGGCGAAATAATCTTGCAACCTTCTGTGCTGCTTCTTTGCCAACCTTGTCGTTATCAAAACAAATAACGATCTGATCAAATGATTCCAAAAACTCTAGGTTTTCTTTGACATCTTTTACACTACCGCCAGCGCCGTTCTTGACTGAAACCACGGGCCATTTAGAACCCATCATTTCGTAAGCAGCCATAGCATCACACTCACCCTCTGTAAGAGTAATGAACTTACCTCCTGTTTGTGCTAGTTGTTGTCCGAAAAGCATTGTGCCTTTTGGAGAACCTCTCCATGAAAAGTCTTTAGTCTTACAGTTCCTTATCTTAGCGCCCACCATTTCATTAGCAATGTAATAGGGGTATGAGTGAGAGATTATTGTGCCATCAGGGCTGGTTGTAGATTTAACTCCAAATTTCTTAGCAGTATCCAGCGAGATACTACGGTCTGTTAGGGCTGAAAATGAACCTTCGTTGTCGTTCATAGAATTGTTCTTGTAAGTTTTAAAATCTTGCACGTTTTCCTCTGGGTTAGCGTAGTCGGGTATGCGTTCATAGCAACTGAAGCAGTAAGCAGAACCGTCTGCATTAATACTAGCAGCATCACTACTGTCACATAAAGGACAAGGTTGATGAAACTTTACAAATGCCATTACTTATCTCCACATAAAAAGAAGGGGCCGAAGCCCCTTTAACTTAGTCAAGACCAGAGAGTTCTAGTTCTAGTTGATCATCAGGTTCATCAGCCATACCATCAAACTCTCCTTCAAGTTCCTCAGAGAACTTTACTTCAGCGCCTTGAAGGATAGCTAGTCTGGCCTGTAGACCACCAGCCTCTTCACGCACCATCTGTACAAGACCTACAAGTTGTTGGGCACGATCAGATAAATCTGACACATTGTACTCAACGTCTTTATAGGTCACTGTATTTTTAGCTTCACTCATAGTTCTGAAATCTCCTCTTCATCATCTTCAATGTCGAACTCGTCGCCATCTACAGAGTAACTTACTAACTCAAGTACCTGCATAGCCTGAAAGTCTAGTCCACGATACACAGTACCACTTCGACTAATCTCCCAAGGCTTGTACTGTACCTTGACTTTAGACCCGTTACCTACCTTACAATCCATTGGACGCTTCTGTGAGTCCAATAGTTTTGGGGCTGAACGAATCATACCGTTGGGGCCGTTAACCTTTCGCTTGATAACGACAGTTGGGCCTTCTTCTTTATCGACAACCTTGATGCCTTGAGCGCGAAGCTCATCAGCTTTTTCCTCAGAGACTACTAGGTTGACAGTATAGACTGGCTCAAAAGTCGTATTAGGTGAGGTTACGCTAGCCCAATACGCGATTCCTTCAATTACCATATATAATTACTCCTATGTTTTTGGTTTGCGAACAATACACGATCCACATTAGCTTGTCAAGCATAATGTTTTTCCCACTCACGCGATCTTTTTTTAGTGTGCCTGCCTGCGTGACATCTGGCGGCGTACCAGTATAAACTGTTTAGCTCCTCCTTCAAGCGTCTAATGCCTACGGTTATCTTACCACGCCCAAATTTTGGGGTGACAGTTCCTCTTTTATTACCAATCTTGACACGGCACATACGCCAGCCATCAAGATAGTACCATGTATCAAACTCATCGCTGCGTTTCGGGTTCAACAGAACGCTTTTTAGTTCTAAAATTTCCTCTACCATTCGCCCAGCCTATCAATAAATTCAGGGAAAAGTTTGCAAAGGTCATCATCAGTAACCTTCCAACTACCTACCTCGTGACAACGATCCTCCACAAAAGAAATAAATCTGTGTTTAGTTCTTTCTGAGGGTGTTGGTGCGCCCAGTCTCATGGCAAATAACTGGCACCACCAGTCATCAATCATACCACAGAACTCAGCCCTAGTATCAGTAGCACTCATTTCTTATTTCCTCCTGTATGTCCAAGTAAACTCTCACAAAACCAACGGCAAAGTCACCATACTTTAACGATAATCCTATCGCTTCATGCTGCATATCGTCAGTCATTTCTTCAAAGCCACAGTATATAGTGGAATGATAGAGTATATGATTGCACATATCAATTACATTTTGCATTTTTTACTCCGTTCCAGCGCATATCAATAACTTTTGGTTTGTAATTAAAATAATACTCAGTGTACCCAGCTAGTGCAGTCTCACGCTTGCACTCATCAGGCATACACTGTGGTGGATCAGTCCACTCAAGATCTGGCACAGCTTCAGGAGGATTCTTGAGAGCGTCGGCGCACTTAGTAATAGTCATATGCACTTTACCATAGCGGCTAGTGTATTCCTCACCTAAGGCTACCATGTGATCCCAGAGCCACTGATAGTGTTTTTTGTTAGTGCGAGTCCATACAGTGCTAGGATGATTCTTATGAGCCAGCTTGTAAGGTACATTACCGTCACCCTCGACATGATGAGCAGCGCAAAGCATCTGTGCAGATTCTAAAATCATTTTAACTACATGCTTATCGCATTGCATTTGTGCAGCCTTTACAGGGCAAGTATTAATGTAAAATATATTCATGCAGTTTCCTTATTCCAAAGAAGATCATTATGCAAACGCATCAAAGTAGTTCTAGCATCTCTAAGTCTGTCATATTGAGGACTTACATGGCGATGAGGTTCAGTTAGTTTCATGTCATAATCTAATACCTTCACACGCTCCAGTAGTGTATCTCTAATTTCAGAAGAGATCAACTCTCGCAAACTTTCTTCAAACGCTGAAACAGTACCACAATTTAGAATCAAGGCTTCCCGCCTATCAGAATAAATCACAAAGTGATCAACAAACAAACTTATCTTATCCAACGGTCACAACCTCCAACTCAGTTTCAATCCAAACCTTAGCACCGCACGGTAGCGGGTTGTCAGGACAATAGTAAACACTTACTAGTGGCTTACCTTCAGAGTCTACAACAGCAGCATGATTAGCCTTTCTATTCTGTTTGTAATCTTTAACAGTAATCACTGGTAACTCAGCACCCTTAGCGTTAGCCTTAATGTTATGCTGATTAACATGGATTCTAGTTTTCATTAAACATCCTCAGTAATCTGACCATCAGGAAAAACTTCAGTATAGCCTCTGATTTCAGTAGAGATTATCCTGTTGTCATAATCTGTAAATGAGTAGTCACAGCAACAAACTACATCTTCAGAGTCAACATTTTCTTCAACTGTAAGAGCTACTTCGACAAGAATTTTTTTAGTTTTCATTATTAGCATCCTGAGAAAAAGATTTAAATACTTTATAAATAAATTGTAGATCCGAAAGTGCGATGTCACAATACTTACAATCAATTAATTCAAATGTAATTCCAGACTCCTCAAAGATCTCACAAGGTGTAGAGAATAAAGCACAGCCATCATCGGAATCAAAATAAAGAACATGTAAATCATCACCACCTAGAGCAGTATGAACACTGGACTCATTAAGATTAAACCGAAGATCGCGGTAAGCATCCTCATTAATATCAAACAAACTTTTAATTCTATTATCCATATCAATCTTCTCTTTTATTACCGGGGGTTATATTAAGTGAGCAGTTTTTCACCATGCTCAGGGTGTCAGGAGAGCCTATGCCGCTAGTGGGAACCTTGTAATTACCTGTTGAACCTTCTCAGATTTCTTTACTTGAGCAACTGGGATGTCAATCTTATTCTTACGAGTACCTACATGATGGCTTGACCAATCAGTCAAAGTATTGTAAACAGCCCAATAAGTTTCACCCATTACTCGCTTGTACCGCATATTGTACTGAGACCAAGCATAAGTCAAAGAAGAATTATTATATGCTGTCGGCATGGTCATAATTGAATGGACATCCTCACCCTCTTTTAGTTTACCAAGTGCAAACTTAGAGCCTGTCGCCTCTGCAATATAACTAAAGGCTTCCTTGCGACCCACTGGTATTTTAGACCACTCAGCCCAGATCTCATTTTGAGTATCAAGGACATCCATTATCTTATTCATTTGACTAGCGCCATGATCTACACTGAGTTTGTTAGTGTGTCGAGCCTTGTAGATTCCAGCGGTCTGCCCAAGAAATACTTGATGATTAGCACAAGCATTCTGCATGGCACCGACAGTAGCCTGATAAGGCCACACTGAATTGAACGAATTGATATGTAACATCTCAAGAATTGCAGTGTCGCCATCGGGAGTTGTAATCTCGTGATTGGGTAATTGGTGCCGAATAAAACAAACTGAGCCATTATCACCGACTTGAATAGTTTCTTTAATATCTACTAAATCTAGATTGCTACGCTCCAATACATTGCGAGCGGTATCAATCATTTGAGTGTGTGATACTGGCTTGTATCGCTCACCGTGGATCGCCAAAGCATCGCCAGTATCTTCGCGGTAATATACATGCTTACCTTCAAGTTTGTTTATATTTCCAAAGTTACCCAAACCTTCCGCTTTGTATAATACTGGAGAGGAAGAAACTTGGAAGTCTGCCTCACCATAACCAGAATTACGAAGGTTATCAATTAAACGTCTGTTTGAAAATAAAGAAGTAACTGTGTTCATGTGAACTCCTGATAATTAAATTACTTTGTCGTGATGACGGGGCCACTTTAGCGCAGCCCCAAAATCATGTCAAGCCAGTAACGCAAGCGTAGAAGGATTCCCAAAGAAACTTGGCTGACCCATCTCAGCGAGTCTTTG